GCAGTATCACCAGCAACACGTAAAGCATCTGACAAATTTTTAACCTCTTTTACATTTGCCTCAATGCCTTTATTAATTGTCTGGCTTTCCTGGTTAATGTTTTTTGCGAGTTCCTTATATATTTGGTTGATTTGTTCTAATCTTCTGTACAGTTCTTGTAAATCTTGTACATCACTAAAATCAAACAGGTCACTAATTTTTATTTTTTCAGCCATAGCTTTAATTATTATCTACGTGTATATTTTACTGTTTTACGTGAATGTTTTTGATAAAATACAACATACCTAATTGCATCAATTATATGATTATAATTATCAACAGGTGTATTACTCTTTTTATCACTCCAAACATAATTGTTAAACTCTTTTACAATATTATGTGAATTTGGTTCAACAAATATAGTAAAATCTTGCATTAGTTTTATACCTGCTCTAACGCTGTCTGGTCCTTTTATACAAGATGTAATATTTACTCCTGCCCTTCTAACATCACTAATTAATCTCGGTTCTGCACTATCTGCAATTATTGGACTATTTACAGGTGTTTTACTACATATATTTATTACATCACTTGTTCCTTTATCTTGTGCATAATGTAACTCCTGTACATACATTTTTTTATGTTTCCAATTTACAGCAACTTTTACTAATGTAGTTGGATCATTACTAAATCCAAAGTCCATACCATATTGAACAGGAATAGATGTGTCAAACTCTCCTTTTTGCCAATTTTCAAATATAACACCTTCTGCTTTTTCTAACCAACCACCTAAAATAACATGATCATACTTTTTAGGATTAGTTAATTTAATTTGTTCAATTTCCTTTAAAATAGAATCATCTAAATTATCTTTATTATCAAGGTATGTTGTATGTATGTATAGTGTGTTATCTCTTTGACCTTGTTCAAACCATCTGCTATAAATAAAATGTTCAGCAGTTGTAGGGTTCAAAATCATTATTACCCTATTTTGTGCATTCTTTGACCTAATGGATAAATCAATCTTATCAAATACAGTTTCATCTATTAACTCCTCTGCTTCATCAAGTACCCAACATGTTACACCAGCCAAAGATTTTAAATTAGCTGTTTGTGTTCCAGATGATGTTTTCAAACCTTTAAATAAAATCTTACTACCTGTAATATTATTTACTACTTGATCCTTAGTTACTGTAAATCTATCTTGCCACCCTAATAACTCAATCATTCCTAAAAACTCTGGTATAATTGATATATTAGCCGATATTAAAGTATATCTAGTAAATAATATTACTTCATTCTTTTGTTCTGTTAGAAGTACTAAAAACAATGTTATAGCAAAAGATTTACCACTACCACGACCACCAGTAACAATGTGATAACGTTTATCTTTGTTAAAAAAGATTGGTTTATATTTATCGTTAATATCTACCATCTTTTATTGCTCATCATCAGATTTTACAAAATTAATTATAGGTGTATTGTTTATCTCTTTTCCTTTTGTTGTAACATCTGTTTTTGTCACATCTTCTTCACCTAATTGTTTTAATCTCCAAATACTCATGGTAGCATTAAACTCACCATTTAAGCCCTTTTTATTAATTCTCCTTAGTATAGCTCTGTTGATGTCTTTTTTTATATCTTCTAAAACGGTACTTTTTTTAGATAGATTATAGAAAGTAGAAAATGGTATCCCACTATGATATATTGCATCCTCAACACATAAACAATCTTTGTTTATTAATGCGTATTCATAAGCTTTATTAAATAATTCCTCTGCTTTTTCTAAACTCCATTTTTCAGCATCTCTATTGCCTTTTTTAAATTGTGTTTTTTCGTTTCCTATCATAATCTAACGTAATTATAATTTTTGTTTGTTTATTTTTTCATGCTTTTACGACCTGAACAATTCCATAGCATCCGAGCAAAGTCATTAGCACTTGCTCCAGGTTTAGATGATTTAATACCAGATGATCTTGCACAATAATTATTTCCTCTTGGTGTTCCTGGTGCTACTGTATATCCTTTTGCTCCAAAGTGTATTGAACGACCTTCACCACTTGTTGGTACTGCTTTATACTTTTTACCTTTTGCAGTTGGTTTAACAATCTTGTATGATTTTCCTTTAACTGATACGGTTTTACCTATTTTAATTCTACTTGCCATATTTTTTAAACAAGATACTAACTAAATTAGTTGCATAAAAAAACCTCTCTAAATTAATAAAGAGGTTTGATAAATAAAAATAACTTAATCTAAACAACATTAAAACATTGTTTAGTTTTTTGTTATGCCTCATGTCGCTCTATAATATTAAGAACTATCTGATAAGCGTAACTCATTGCTTCACTCGTTAATGCAGTGCTTTCCATTCCGTTTTTTCTATGCTCTTTGTATGCTTCATTTGATTCTTCTATTAGTTGCTTCACACTATCCTTTACACAAGGCATAACAAGATGTAAATTCAAAAACTCTTGCTCCAAATCTTCTAGTGGTTCAACTCCATCTCTTGCTCTTTCTAGTATTATTCTTATTTTCTTTTCCATCGCTTCAAATTTTACATCAACATTATTTACTATTTTGTAGAATCTATTAACTTCAATACTTTTTCTAAATCTTTTACTTTTTGATTTCTATCTTTTAAAGCATCACTGTATCCATCAAAATTCCCTTCTTTAATTACTTTTTTAAGTAACCTTAATTCATCATAAATTAATTTATATGCGTAATCCATTATTTACTATTTTTTAATCGTTCAATTTCGTAATCAATATAATTCTTTGCTTTTTGTAAATCTTCAATTTCCTTATCTGCATATTTTTTACCAGCACGTAAAATATATTTTAAAACATTACCACGATTAAAATTTAAATCCAGGTTATTAATGATTTTAATAGCTTCATAAGGACTATTTTTATCACCGTAATAGTTCTTTTCATTATCTCTATCAAACGTGCTTAAAAATTCATCTTGTTTACTCTCCATTATATCCATTTTTTAACTGTTCAAAAAAGAATTTAGCATCATCACGATTTTTAAATTCTTTACGTAATACTAATTCACCATATCCTTTTAATATTCTAACAATCCACAATTTTGTAGATTGACAATAATAAGGCTGTACAACTGTTTGTGTTTCTGTAAATGTTTGTAGTTCTGTCCAATGTGGAGCAACTTTTTTTACTTTCTTTTCTTCACTCATAATTTTATTTTTTTAATTCCTGCAAAAGTATGTTTGTCTGTTCCTGTGTTTTTTGTTGTTTTTCTAAAATATTTACAATCTTATTTATTTTGTAGTACCAGCAAAATACCTCACGTAATGCTAAAAATAAACCTACTGCAAATAATAATATTAATGCTAAAACTGCTTTGTTTGTTAATAATTCCATAATTTCCAACATAATTAATTTAATTTTTTAATAAAACTCTCAAACTTTTGATCAAATTGTAATAAACATATTTTTTGTGCTGATTCTTTTGAATCTACTAAACTAAAACTAAAATCTCGATACATTTTAATATTAGCTTTATACGTCCTTTCTATTGCCTTAAATTCATCTCTTAAGGGATTATGTATGTCATTTGCAATTAAATGGTTTACATAGGCTGAAAACCCGTTAAAACCTAATTTTGCTAATCTGTCCATAACTTGTTTTTCAAAATCTTGTGATGGTAAATAAATTGATTTTTGTACTTTATCTTTCATAACACTAATATACATTATAAAACATTAATACCAAAGGAATACATTGATAATGATCTAATAATATTTCAACATCAACAAATAATGCTGCTTCTGTTGTAAAATCTGCTAATTCAAAAGATGAACATATCAATTCACCTTTATTATTTACGTGATACTTTGTACTTAATCTATCAATGCTCATTTTTTATTATTTTAATTATCAATTCCTGGAACTCTTCAAATGTTCTAACAATAAATGTATCAATCCCTTGATTTTTCCAACTCTCATGCACTTTGATTTGCTTATCTGATACTTTACCTATCAATGTTTTTAATTCAATGCCATATACTTTACAATCATGTAT